CAGTAACTTTACTCCAAGTGTCTGTTTTCAATTAGTCAAGTACCGTCATAACGACGATGTTGTATATGAGGACCATCCTCAACTACCCGCTTTAATGCGACGAATAAAACTATCACACTTATCATATATGAATGTAACAAAAGTCAACTCTGGCATCAATAAACATGAATATACCATAAACCAACCCCAAAGTGTATGCACGTCCCAGGGTTTACCTTCGCCAGCGATAACTACTATAAATAGGCCCTCTGGGGTAATACTCAACCCATCGGACCTATGGCATTCAGACGTTCTTATCGAAGAACATTTAGACGCACTACTAGACGTCCTTTTCTAAGGCGTCGTGGTGCACTCTCATATAGACGTAGAGGATTCAAATCTTCTGCATTCACCGACTACAAAGGTAATGTAACGACTTTCGGATTCCGTGGTCGTAGAATCAAAGGACCTGCCTATAGACGTATGCTATGGAGGGACACAATGGCTAAAAACCATTATAGATCTCTCCTATCTGAAACCCAAGTCTTAGATACTGAGGCTGGTAATGCTCTGGGCTTAGCCTATACATTGCTTCCTCAAATGGACGGTATTGGTACAACCAATCTAGCCTTTTGGGAAACTGGTGTGGTCCAGACTGATGAAGGTGTCACAGTCCCAGGTACCTGGGCTGGTGATATCGTACAGAGAGGTGGTGCTGTTAAGTGCCAGATATTTAATCCATCTACTGTGGATTCAATTGGATTCAAGCTGTTCGTGGTGAAGACAATCAAGAATCCAGACTTAGCATTATTCCCTAATGCGTCACAAGTACCTAGACTATGGGACCCATCAACAATACCTGACTTCGCAAGGAAGGTAGGTAAAGTTCTTATGTCACGTGAAGGAACAATCAGAGTTCTTTCATCATCTAGCGTAGAGTACAAGCTACGTGTTTCAAAGATTGACCAGGCTGAGTTTAGAGTGGCGGGTACGCCTAATGTTTTAGTGGCGGGAAATCAAATTGCTTTTGTTCTCGCCTTGTATAATTTGTCAACAACGACGGCTATCAATACGATAGTCAATGTTTCTAGTTCTCAGTCATTTTCTGCTGACGCACTCGCTTAGGTAAGTGCATTAATATTTTGTAATAAATAACTCCAGGCGCAGGGTAAGTATTACCCCTGCGCCCGCCTCAACATATATAAAAAGGGTCTTAGAACCCATTCGTTATGGCAAAAAGATATTGTTTCACTCTTAATAATTATGTCGAAAGCGAGCTCTCAGATCTGCGAGTCCAACTCGAAGAACATGGAAGCTATGCAATTGTTGGCAAGGAAGTTGGATCTAATGGAACACCGCATCTCCAAGGTTATGTCATCTGGAAGCAGCGCACTTCCTTCGAGGCTTGCAAGCATCGATGTGGCTCTCGCTACCATGTCGAAGTCTCTCGCGGTACTCCACGACAGAATCGAGAGTATTGCTCTAAAGGTGGAGACTATTTCGAAATCGGCACATGTCCCGATTCAGGTGCCTCCCGTGGTCGAAGTACCACCGTCTCCAGAGACGAACTTTATTCCGATTACCGATCTCACTTCAAACGACGACGACTGGGATTGGTACAGTTCGCTGATACATACCCAGGTTGTTTCGGATTCTCCGGACATAACCTGCTACGAAACACCCTTTCTCTCTCAGAACCCATCGACAGACCATCCATCTCCGTCGAATGGATTTACGGACTTCCAGGAGTGGGCAAATCACGATATGCTCACCAGAAACTCCCTTCCGCGTACATCAAGGACCCCAGGACCAAGTGGTGGAATGGATACCTCTTAGAGACCGAGGTGATCATCGACGACTTTGGCCCTAATGGTATTGATATTAATCATCTTCTGCGATGGTTTGATCGCTATAAATGCCTTGTCGAAGTCAAAGGCGATATGGTTCCCTTGCACGCAACTACTTTCATTGTAACCAGTAATTTTACTCCAAGTGTCTGTTTTCAATTAGTCAAGTACCGTCATAACGACGATGTTGTATATGAGGACCACCCTCAACTACCCGCTTTAATGCGACGAATAAAACTCTCACACTTAGCATATATCTATGTAACAAAAGTCAACTCTGTCACAAATAAATGAATATACCATAAACCAACCCCAAAGTGTATGCACGTCCCAGGGTTTACCTTCGCCAGCGAAAAACACTAAACATAACCCACTTAGTATGGATCGCACGCGCCGAAGGCAGACTTGATCATTATCTATAAATACCCCTGTCTTCGCAACTTAATCAACTGAACCCGGACGGAATAAAATCCTATGGCTTATACTCGCTCTATGAAACGAAGGGCTTCTGCATTTCCTAGATGGGGTGCTAAACGCCGTCGTACTGCATATAAACGTCGAGGATATCGACGTGGTGGTAGAAAGACCATATCTTGGACTAGTCAAACAGGTGCACTTCAAGGCATTCAGTTTAAGTCTAGAAAACTCTCTAAGCGTGCTTGGAGACGTAAGTTATGGAACGATACCCTTGCGGTTCAGCACTTTAGATCTAGTGGTGTTGGTACTGCAACATTAACCTCATCAACTGCTCTAGGTGATGGATCTGTCACTATCATTAACCCAACTTTCATTGGTGCTCCTAGTGCTGCTACTGCATTTTGGACTGTTGCTGGAGGTCTGCAACTTACTGATGAAGGTGGTACTGCTGTCACATTTGATGAGACTGACCTAGTGATTAGGGGTGGTCGTATTGGTATAACCATAACCTGCCCCGATACTATAACCGAGGAACTTGGCGTAACTATTAATGTAGTTAGAGTCTTTAGTAATCCTGACTATGGTTTAGTACCTGCAATAATCACCTATGGTTCTAATCTGGATAGTGGGCCCGACTTTAGTAGAAGATTTGGTAGAGTAATGTACAAGAAGACCGCCATCCTGTCAAACACCTATTCGTCAATGACGGTGGAACACAGGTTGCGTGTGGAGAAGATAGATCAGGAGACTTTTGGAAATGTCCTTGGTGGACAAGTAATCTTTGTAGTCGTAATAACACCTCTTCAAACATCTCCCGCCGTTGGATATGATTTACCAACGCTGACGTATCACGATATGTCTTTTACTGGAGATACCGTGTAATGTACTCTTTGTAATCGTAAGCACTTACGTATATGTATTTTATGTAATAAAAAACTCAGGCGCAGGGTTAGTATTACCCCTGCGCCCGCCTCAACCTATATAAAAAGGGTCGTAGAACCCAATCGTTATGGCAAAAAGATATTGTTTCACTTTAAATAATTATGTCGAAAGCGAGCTCTCAGATCTGCGAGTCCAACTCGAAGAACATGGAAGCTATGCAATTGTTGGCAAGGAAGTTGGATCTAATGGAACACCGCATCTCCAAGGTTATGTCATCTGGAAGCAGCGCACTTCCTTCGAGGCTTGCAAGCATCGATGTGGCTCTCGCTACCATATCGAAGTCTCTCGCGGTACTCCACGACAGAATCGAGAGTATTGCTCTAAAGGTGGAGACTATTTCGAAATCGGTACCTGTCCCGATTCAGGTGCCTCCCGTGGTCGAAGTACCACCGTCTCCAGAGACGAACTTTATTCCGATTACCGATCTCACTTCAAACGACGACGACTGGGATTGGTACAGTTCGCTGATACACACCCAGGTTGTTTCGGATTCTCCGGACATAACCTGCTCCGAAACACCCTTTCGCTCTCAGAACCCATCGACCGACCATCCATCTCCGTCGAATGGATTTACGGACTTCCAGGAGTGGGCAAATCACGATATGCTCACCAGAAACTCCCTTCCGCCTACATCAAGGACCCCAGGACCAAGTGGTGGAATGGATACCTCTTAGAGACCGAGGTGATTATCGACGACTTCGGCCCTAATGGTATTGATATCAATCATCTTCTGCGATGGTTTGATCGCTATAAATGCCTTGTCGAAGTCAAGGGTGATATGGTTCCCTTGCACGCAACTACTTTCATTGTAACCAGTAACTTCACTCCAAGTGTCTGTTTTCAATTAGTCAAGTATCGTCACAACGACGACGTTGTATATGAGGATCATCCTCAACTACCCGCTCTAATGCGACGAATAAAACTATCCCACTTATCATATATAAATGTAACAAAAGTCAACTCTGGCATCAATAAACATGAATTATCCATAAACCAACCCCAAAGTGTATGCACGTCCCAGGGTTTACCTTCGCCAGCGATAACTACTATAAATAGCTCCTCTGGGGTAATACTTTTCCCATCGGACCTATGGCATTCAAACGTTCTTATCGAAGAACCTTCAGACGCACTTATCGACGTCCTTTTCTAAGGCGTCGTGGTGCATTCAGACGTAGAGGTACTAGATCTTCTGCTTTCACTGACTACAAGGGTAATGTAACTTCCTTTGGGTTTCGTGGACGTAAGATGCGACCTACCCTCTATAGACGTATGCTATACAATGACACTATAGCTAAAAATCACTATAGGTCACTGTTATCTGAGACCAGTACGACAGCTACTGAGGCTGGTAATGCATTGGGCTTAGCCTATGTTTTTCTTCCTCAGATGGACCAGATAGGTGCTAATAATATGGCCTTTTGGGATACTGGTGTGGCCCAAACTGATCTTAGTATATCTCCTCCCACTGTTTGGGCTGGTGATATCATTCAGAGAGGTGGTGCTGTAAAGTGCCAGATCTTTAACCCCTCTAATACAGATTCAGTTGGGTTTAAACTTTTTACCGTGAAGACTGTGAAGAATCCAGACTTAACACTCTTTCCTAACGCATCACAAGTTCCAAGAATGTGGGACCCTTCTACTATTCCTGACTTCGCACGTAAGGTAGGAAAGGTACTCAATTCACGTGAAGGAACTATCCGCGTGCTTTCATCCTCTAGCGTGGAGTATAAGCTACGCGTCTCCAAGATTGATCAAGACGACTTTCGGACAGGTGCTGCTGCACCTTTCACTCTAGTTGGCGGGAACCAAATTATATTTGTTCTTGCCCTGTACAATTTGTCAATTAATACGGCTATCAATTGTGTAGTCAATGTATCTTGTTCTATAAGCTTCTCAGCTGACGCACTCACTTAGGTAAGTTCATTTGTTTGTTTGTAATAAAAAACTCCAGGCGCAGGGTAAGTATTACCCCTGCGCCCGCCTCAACTTATATAAAAAGGGTCGTAGAACCCAATCGTTATGGCAAAAAGATATTGTTTCACTTTAAATAATTATGTCGAAAGCGAGCTCTCAGATCTGCGAGTCCAACTCGAAGAACATGGAAGCTATGCAATTGTTGGCAAGGAAGTTGGATCTAATGGAACACCGCATCTCCAAGGTTATGT